AGCACTTGACACTATGGAAGCTGCAGGTAAAGTTCCAATCTTAGACCCAAGTGGTACAGTGAGAGGAACCGATGCAGTTTTAAAAACAGCTGAAGTTTACACTGATGTTACATCGGAATACAAAGATCTACTTGCTCATCTTTCTGGTGAAGAAGGGTACAATCCAAACTTCTATTTAGATGGCTCAGGTATCTTAACCACAGGCGTAGGCCTTACAGCTGAGTATGTTGCTGACCCCTCACCACTTAGGGCTATGACAGAAAAGACCAATGAGGCTAAGAGTCGTGTACCTAAATACGCAAGACTACACCCTCAGGTTCAGCTTGCTCTTGTTGACTCTGCTTATCGTGGTGACTTGACTAACACCAATGAGGACACTGGAGTGGTTACCTCTCAGAAATGGGTTGATCACGTAAACAACGGTGACTTTCGTAAGGCTGCTGTTGAACATATTAATCATAATGAATACAACAAAGCTAAGGGCATTAGTGGTAAAAACAGAGGTCTTATCCCAAGGTTTGATTGGAGAGCTGCAGCTTTAAAAAGATCAGCAGAACCCCAGACTATACAAAAGATGCAAGATCGTAGTAAGTCAATCTATGATCAGAGAGAAGACGCTGCAATGCTTAATGGTATGGGTAGTGGAATTACTCCTGATAAGGTTCCAGAGTCAAACATCTTTAGTGATACTTTTGATTCAGTTACAGATTCTGTAGAAGGATTTGTGGACAATTTGCTAGCTACTCGTAAATTTCCAGAACAAAAAGTACCACCAAAAACAACACAAGATATTCCAGTACCCGAACAAGGGACTACTGTACCTAACGCGGAGAATGAAATGGCAACACAAGCACAGGTTAAAGCTTTCATAAAGAAACGAAATGAAACACAAACACTACCTGAAGGTGGTAGGGTTGACACTCCCTTGCGGAACCAACCAGCACCTACCTCAAAGTACGGTGTAATTGTAGGCAGAGAGCCTGTAGATACTGTTGGTGAATACATAGGCCCCAACACTGTTATAGACCCTGCACTAATGCAACAAGTAGCACAAAATAGAATGCAGCAAAGTCAGCTTTATAACATACCTGTACCTACAATTGACAACGACATACCTAGTGTTGCTAATGGTGGTGTATTCCCATTCCCTGCGGTAATCCCACAAGGAACTGTAGATCCGGGTTTACTTGCAGCATCTAATCAACAAAAGATGATGATGGAGCAAGCTCGAATGCAACAAAATCAGCTTAACATGATGAACACACAAGGGGCTGTAGATCCGGGTTTAATTGCAGCAGCAGCTGGACAACAGTTATCTATGATGCAGCAAGCAGCTAAAGCTTCTGAAAGGGAGCCAGCTGCTATAGCTCAAGATCAAAGCAGGATGCAACAAAGTCAGCTTAACTTAGTTCAAAGGGGTGGACAAGGTTATCATTATGATCAGAATGGAAGGCTAGTTGTTAACTACACAGGCCCTGTTAACCCTGCACCACCAGTAGGTACTGTTCTTTCCAGTAATGGACAGCCTGTTACTACTGCTAGTGGCTCTATGATTGGAGCACCTACACAAAACCCAGCTTCTAAAGCTCCTGCTGGTGGTAAAGGCGCTAATGCCACACCTCAGTCAGCTATTGCACAGCTTACGGGTATGAAAGAACTCGGAGGTAAGTAATGGCTGTTGATAGGAGTATGCCTAGATTTTCAGGCACTAACATACCTAGGCCTGTTCCTGATCCAAATCAGGGCAAGCTTAACTTTGATGGTAGGGGTCGGAAACCAAACCTAGCACCTAAACCTGTTCCACCAGTTCAACCAGTTCCAACTCAACAAGCATTAGACTTAGACAACACTGCTAAACCAAAAAATACTATACCTTCTGTAGATAAGAATGGTAACCCAAGGACTACTTTTCCAAAGGCTGCTGTAGATGATATGGGTAACAAGGTTAAACCAACTGATTATAAAAATCTGGCTAAGTTTGGTAAAGCTGCATGGAAAGCTACTAAGATTCCTAGGGCATTAACGATTCCGGGTCTTGGTGCTATGGTATTAGAAGAGGCATTGTTTCCTACAGTATATGACTCAACTGAAACTAAAGATGCTCTTGCTGAGGAACAAGCAGGTTTTGATGAAGAAAGTATAAAAGCTTTAACTAAGGCTCAAGACAGAGTTAACTTACTAACAGATATAAACGCTGCACCTAAGTTACTTAACGAAGCTAAGTTAGAGTTGTCTCAACTTAAAGGTTCTACAGATCCACAACAATCTATTACCGAATGGGAAAACGATGTTAAGTCAGAGTTGGCAAACAACCAAGCTATTATTGACGCACACACAAGGAACTTAAGCTTTGACCCTGATGCTCTTAGGTCTGCACTTAAACCTGCATTAGAGCAAAGGGATGCTCTTGAATCTAAGCTTGCTGATGCGTCTTCTTGGCGTAAGAGTATTGATGCAGAATCTGCAGTTAACAAAGACCCAGACGCTGTATCTGTTATGGAAATGGCTCAAGGTATGGACCCAAGTACACTACTACCTCAGCTTGGTTCTTTAGATAAAAATACAATTAAAAAAGAAACTGATAGTGTATTAGATAGGTTTATTGACGGATCAATTACTACTGTTAATCAAGCTATGTCACTTGCTGGTAAAGGACTTGGTTCATTGTTTAGCGACCCAGCTATTCAGAAAGCACTTGTGTACTACATGGGTGCTCGTCTTATGGGTTACTCTGGTAGTGGTTCAGGTATGGCTGCTGGTGAAGTTCTTCTTAAAAGCTGGGAAGATCAAGCTGCTGCTGATGTTTTAACAACTAAGGCACAAAACAAACTCGCTGAAGATGCAGCTGTAGATCATACTAAGTCTGTTCAATTCTTTGATAAAACTACAAAGAAGATTATCTCAGGTTACTCATCTAAAGATGGTAAGGCTTTCTATCAGGTTACAGACAAGGGGCTTAACAAAGATAAGAACGGTAATCCTATTGCTATAAACCCAGCGTCATCTGGACTTGTTACTTATAAATCAAACACTCATAAAACTTATGATGAGATTAATCAAGGTATCTTGGACTCTACTAATAAGCAGACCAATTCCTTTATTAAAACTCTTAATGATAATCCAGATTATGATGAGAAAGATTTGGCAGCTCTTAACCAGACTTTTGGTAACGGACGTGCAGCCAGAGATGTGCTTGAAATTGTTACTAGGGAAATGCAAGAAGCAGGTGTTGACTATGACAATGCTGCATTTTCGGCTATGTTCCAAAACATGTTAACGACTACAATGGAGAAACAAGCTGATGGTTTACGTAAAGGTGACTATGGCGAAGAGACTGCAAGCATGGTTGGTGAGTGGCGAGAAATGCAACTCAAGAGTAGCTTAACAGGTGAAGGTAATATAGCTAACTTTGTATATGGAAAAGCTACGAAATGGAGTGGCGATGGTGTTGCCGAATATGAAGAAGGTTTTGACGCTAGTGGTCATGCTAAGGGTATGCTTGAAGAGAAGATAAACTCTCAAAAGAATTGGTGGGTTAAAGCTGCTATTGCAAATGGAGCTGATCCAATCTTAGCTAACGAAAAGATAACCACTACTAGAGTTGTTCAGGAGTTTGGACGTTTGTTCCAAGATACTGTAATGCGAGATCCAACTGCACGTGTGTACTGGTCAGATCAATCTGGTGACAGAACTAACGCATTCATGGAGTGGATGCAGAGCAATGACACAGGTAATATTAACCATGAACATCAATACCTAGGACTTAATTCCCCTGAAGTTAGGAGTCTTTCACTTGATATTGATTTTAATAAACCTTTTAAGATGAAGTAATAGGAGAATACTATGGGAGAGGGTCTTGTTTTAGATCTAGGTGATTTACTCACACAAGAAAAAGAGGCTACACAAGGCCCCCAAGAAAGCTCATTAGCTATTAAAGGGTCCGATTGGGCCTTTATTGATGGTGATACTATATTTAATTCAGTAACAGGTAAGTCAATAAGACTAGATGGAATTGACACCAGAGAAACTGCTAAGTTTATAAAAGAAAAGCCATACTCAGAGTCTGAGATTGGTGCAGATTCTGCTGCAGCTTACATAGCTGGTCTTGCAAATGAATATGGTTTTAACAGAGAAGTTTATTCAGGTGAGAAAGGTTACTATGATCGTGATCTTGGTGACTTGTATAATGAAGATGGTGAGTCTTTTGTACAAACTCTAATAAAATCTGGTGTAGCTTCTCCATCAAGATTTTCTGGTGGAGATGACGTAGGTAATGTTCTTGCAAGTGCTTTTGCTGAGAAGAGTAGAAACTCTGATAAAGTTCTAGGTACTGCCAGTGACCTGTCTTCTTTTGAGCAAGCCAGACAAGCTATCTATGAGGTTGAGACAGACCCCTATGGTGGTATGGCAGTTCAGAAGCTAATGGCCTTTGACGCTGCTGAGTACGCACGTAACCCTAACTTCTACATGGGCATTAAAACTGTTAACGCTGGTGCAGATTACGAAGGTAAGTCTAGAACTCCTTTTGGTACTGGCTTTGACATTGGATTTGCTAACTTGTATAAAGGTTTAAATACTTTTGGTCAAGCTCTTAGTGATCGTATAGGTGCTGAAGAGACTGAGGCATCCTTTGCAGCAGACGCAATTAAGAATCAGAAGTATATAAATGCTCAACCACTTCTAAACATGAATGTAACTCAAATGGATTGGACTGAGTTTGATGAAGTATCTTCTGGACTCAGGGGTATGCTTGGTTCATCTCTACCATTCATGGGTGCAACCTTAGTTGGTATGGCTGCTATGCCTGTAACTGCTGGTGCTTCTGCTGCACTACCTATTTCTGTTTACACAGGTATGGTATTAGATACTATGGAAGGTGACATAGCTGACAAGAATCTTGGTGTTGCTATTGTAGCTGGAACTGCTATGACTTTCTTAGACAGACTAGGACTTAAGGGTCTTGTCAGTCCTAAGATGATGCTTACCAACGAAGGTCGTAAGGAAGCGATCGGTCATATTGCTAGAGTTAAAGGTATTTCTACGGAAGAAGCATCAAACCTCTTACTGTCTATGAGTAAACGAGAGTTGCTCTCAGAGATTGGTAACGCTAAAGAGTTTGCAGCTAATCAAATACAGAAAGGTCACTTGTTTAGGGAAAGTGTTAAGCGACTATCAAGGGGAACTGCACAAGAGGGTGTGACAGAAGCAATGCAAGAACTCACAGAGTACACTGCTGCTGTCATTGGCTCTGAGAAACAATGGAACTACGATGAAATAGAAAATCGTATGATCAATGCTGTTGTAGCAGGTGGTATTATGGGTGCTGGATTCACAGCTCCGGGCACTGCTTTCCAAGTTGCTGATTGGCATGCTGCTGCTGACATTGATAGTGATGTTGATAATAGATTTGACAATCAAGTACATAGTAATATAGTTAAACAACAAGAAGATTCAAGGGGGTATATTCAAACAGTTGATTCCATCACAGCCACTAACTCTGCGGAAGAGAAAGTGTTTCAAGAAGGAATGGAAAACCAAAGGTTTGATAAAGCTGAGGCTCAAGAGTTAGGTAAATCTTGGAACTCTGATCAGGACTTGTCTAACCCACGAAGTGTGGACGATTGGGCTGAGATGCATGACAGGCCTAACACTAGTCTTGCTTGGATTAAATCTTTTGCAAAGAACCCTAAGGTTGCTTTACGTGGGACAATGGATAATGCTATTCAGAAACTTGATGGTGTATCCACTACTGCTGTTAAAATGGTAGACATGATTGGTTCTTACAGGAACCGTGTGTTTCCCGGAAGGAACATGGTAATGTCTCAACAACTTAAAGTAGCTGAGTACGACAGTATGCTTTCTCCTCAGGAAGAAATTGAAGCATCCTTTAAAACTCCTAGGGGTTTAAGCTCTGCTAGTCGGTCTGACTTTGTAAGTAAGTTAATGTATAAATACAATGAAGAACTTCTTAAACCTGCAAGAGAATCTGGAAAACCTGTTAATTGGAGTAAAGCTTCAGACGAGCTTGTGTCCAACAAGCAAGCGATACTTAAGTACGACAAGGAACTTTTAACAAGATCTAATGCAATGCTTAGGGATAACAACATTGCTATTGAAGATGGTAACACAGTCTCTAACAATCAAGATCCAATAGAGGTTCTTCAGGATTGGTCATACAGACATAAGAATCTATTGACAGAGTATATTGCTAACCATAAGGTTGAGTTTATAAACACCTTAATGTCTTCTTATCAGCTTGACTATAACACTGCTATGGATTTAACTGACTCCATTATAAACGATGAAACAGTTAATACTATTGGTGATGCGTTTGATGTAACTAAGCATGGACTTAATCCTTCTTATAACAAGCAACGTAAAATGAACATCTCTGATCGACCTGAGTTTGCTAAGTTCTTAGAGCAGAACATATTTAAAAACATGGGTGATGCTTCACGAAGTGCTGCAAGATTTCAGGCTCATCGTAAGTTTTTAGGTAAGGATTCGGTGTACCTTAATCGTATGCTTAATGATACCTACATGGAGATTCGTGAAGCTAAGGGTGAGCAAGCTGCAGTTAAACACACTTCAGAACTTGCACATGATATTCGTAATGCTTTGAATGCTGAATCAGGTAACTACAAAAGGATAGAGAATCAAAACTTAAAGCAAGCTCAGAAATACTTAACAGTTGTAACTATGCTTCAGTCTTTATCTAATGCTGCTTTCTCTTCTATACCAGAAGTTGGTATGATCTTTAACGGTGTTCCTCGGGAAGTTATGGTTAAGAACACAGCTACTTACGGTTATCTATTTGGTAATGCTGTTGGCTCTTGGATTAGAAACTTGGGTGTTGTAGCTAGGGTTGCAAAGCCCCGTGATACTCTTGAAACTATTATTGAAAAGAAACTAGCAGAGTATCGTTCTAAGGGTGACACTGACCCTAGGTTTGTGTACTACACAGATATGAAACAAATGCTACGTAGTACTGGATTTATGTCTCAGGAAACTGGTGCAGCTACAACTACAGGTGTTCAAGAAACTAACCAGTTAACTAAGGGGATGGCTGACGCTTTCTTCAAAGCTAACTTCTTACACGACCAACAAGACATGCATCGTATGATGCGTCTATCACTCTTTAATGATTTTCTTATAGGTAAGATAGATCTTATTGATAGGTATGAAGGTCAGACTGACACAGTTGGTGTTGCTGAAGCTAAGAAAATGTTGAGAGACTTAGGGATACCCCTCAGTTCTTTACAACCTTTATCACATAAGATGAAGCGTGGTGAAACACTCACTGATACTGAAGCAGCTATCTACAAAGATGTGTTTCTTAATGGAGCTGCTAACTTTGTTAACCAAGCTATACCTATGCCTAACGCATTGAACAGGCCACTGATCTACAGTGACCCACACTTTGCAATGTTAACACAGTTTAATGGTTTTACTTCAACGTTCCAAGCTAACCAGATACCGATGATGTGGGATCAAGTTAAGCGAGGAGGTCCAAGTTCTAAGGGATTAACTTACGGAACCTTTGCATCAGCTAGCACTATGCTTCTTCTTGCATTTGCATCTCAAGGAATCAAAGATGAACTTAAGTATGGAGAATCTTCACCGTACCTTTCAGACCCACAGAAAATACAACGAGCTATATACTCAAGCGGATTACTAGGAACTATGGAGCGTGTGATCGGGAGTGACTTCCTGTTTCCCTTGTATCCTGAAAGTTCTTATGGTGCTTCAGAGTATGTGTGGGATCATGTTGCAGGTGAAGCCCCTGCTGCTGGTACAGTTGAGCGTACTTATGGTATTATTGAAGGTCTGATAACATCAGATGATGCGCAATTCAAAAGAAACTTATACGGAAGTATACCTATCTTTGCTCCTTACAAAAACAGAATGATAAACTGGAATACTGATGATTAATAATATACAAGAAGTACTAGGAGGTCTAGCTAATGGCTAAGTTTAATGCAGGTAATGCAGGGCAAGTAAAACGTCTTGAAGCATCTAGGGCTATGGATTCTAATGGCATACAAGATGCCATCGCAGATAAAATTCAAGTAGGTTTAACCCAAGATAGTGTGTTTCCAACGGAAGAAGGTCAGTACGATAATGCGGTTCTACCTGCTGCACCTGTTGGAGTTAATGATGGGAAGCAAGAAATGCTTCCTGTTAATAACCCAGAACAGATAGCTGCACTTGAGTTACAGCAACAACAAAGAGCTAGGTCTAGTTCTATTCAGCAGTTAGCTGACACAGAAGTCTTATCTAATTGGGACAAGAGTAGTATTGCTGGTATCGTAGGTGAGGCTAACAAGCCTAGGTTAATCCATGCTCTTACTAACCTTAGTAAAACTGATTCAGTTAAGATACCAGTGGATACAGGTTTGGAAGGTTCAGCTGAGAAAAGGAATTATGTTGCACAAAACATGATGAACTTTAAAGCACCTTCTGTGAGGGTAGCTGAAGATCCTGATGCACCTAAAGAGAAGATGGTTGATGCCGCAAGGACTAGGCCATTGACTGCAGCTAATCTTTTCTCTCATCTTGGAATGATACAAGAGACTAGTCCAGATGATGTTCGTATGTTTGAGGTTACATCTGATGCACAAGTCTTAGGGTTTGTTGTTATGGAGCATGAGTACATGCGTCATATGCAAGAGAGAAATATTATATCTCCTGAGATGATTGATAATTTTACTGATGATGAAATCAATCAACTAACTGGATTAAGTTCTCAAGATACAGAGTCTGACATATCTGTTGGTAAGCTTGGAAATATGTATCATGAACAGTTAATGATGTATCAGCAGGTGGCTCAAGGTGGTAAGGATATTATCCCTGATAAACATCTTGACCCTGCTAATCAATTAACTAAAGAAGCTTATGAACAGTTAGGTCTTTGGGTTAAGCAGCAGTACAACCTAGGTAACCCTGCTAACACTAAGTTAATAGATGTTGGTACTAATGGTAACACTCGTTATGATTATGTACTTACACCTACTGGTGTTCTTGCTATTGAGAACGCTAGGAAAGATGCTATAGAGCCTGATGTACGCATTAGAACTCAGATCATCAATGACCCTAAGTCATTCCCAGCTTATCAAAAAGATAAATCAGACACTAATAAGAACTTTAAATTACCATCTGACAAGAAGCGAAGACTGCAACCTGAAGTTGAAGCAATGTCAAACACATCAGCTGTTAAACATATCATAACACCTAATCGTTTAAAGTCAGGTTTATTGATAGCTTTGCAAGCTTTTAAGTATGCTAGCCAAACATTAAGCAATGATTTAGTTGGTGGCTCTGAGATTCAAGTAGACGGTCAAACAGTTGGTATAAATGGTAGGGTTGTAGTTGAATCATGGCAAGGTAACTCTCTTGGCATTGGTCAGAAGATGGCAGACAAGATCAACAACACTGCTGAGAACTTGTTATTAAAAGCTAAAGCACTTACCAAAGAAATAGAATCAGACCGTATGATGAATCGACCTGTTGACTATGATAAGCAAAATCAGATCAGAGTTCTTCTTGATTTCCATAAGACTGCCCAGACAAACGCTTGGCGTAAAGCTAGGTATAACCAAGAAGCTACTAAGGCTTTGGCTATGGTTCAAGATGTTGTCGAGGTCTATGGTCTTCCTATTGGATTCCCTACTTTCCTTCAGTCAGGAACATCAAGAATAAGCTATGCCACTCAGGTTATGAATGTTCAAAACAACAAGTTTGCTAGGCAACTGTTTGGAAGTGGTACTAAGTACGAGGTTAAACCTAATACTAATACTAATAAAGAACAAGCTATGCTTATAACTTGGGCAGGTCACTTCTTTACAGATGGTGCTTTTGTACCAGAGAAGATGCTTATTAACATGAGAGAACGTATCAACTCAAGCCCACCTGATCCTAAGCTTATGGCAATAGCTTCAGTTGGAAAGAAGCTTAAGGAAACTATGGACAGTTATAACACAGACTTACCTGTGGACTCTGTTCTTAAAATGGAAATAGTAAACGGTGAAGTTCAAGGTGTAGGTGCTGCAATCAACGCACCACGTCCTAAATTTAGTTCAGATGATGATGTTAAAAGGTTCTTAACCGAAGCAGCAAAGCACCCCAATGAGGTTGTTAATTTAATAGAGGAAGCCATTGAGCTTTCTAATTATATGGATGCGGTTAAGAGTAATGGAACTATTATGTCACAGATGAGACCCATTGAAGTTGATGGTATCATGAATGGTATTGCAAGTATGTCTGCTCAACTTGGAATCATAGATGTTATGTACCGAGTTGGTGTTCTTCGTGAACATCCTGAAAAAGTTATTGCAGATTACCAAGGGCTTGAGGGTAACCTACGTGACCTTATGGTTAACAACATGAGGGAATCTATCAGCGATATAACTGTTAACCCTGAGCTTATGAGTAAATGGGGCATTGACGAGTCTAATCACACTGAGATAGTAAACTTACTTGAGTTAGCTATACTTAATAAAGATGAGTTCCTTAAGCCACCTATTATGACTTTTGCTTATGGACAGGCTATTGAGCGTATGTTGGGTGGAGTTATGAACGCAATAAGTACTGACGAGAACCTTAGGGCTGCGGCTTTAATTAGTTCTTTTGGTACTGCAGGTACAGGTAAGATCTTACATAAGATACTTTCTAGGGGTTTAACAGAAACTCTTTCACCTGAGATTGTTGCTTTTGCAGAAGCTCTTAAAGATATGACTCAGGTTGGTATGCTATCTAATGAACCTATTCGTTTTGTAAAAGCTACTGGCACTACAACTTCAAGTAATTCTTTAGCTATGCAAGATACTGGTGATAAAGTTAGATCCACTATACAAATGGAATACTCTGACCCAGTTAAAGCAGGTAGAAGGTTTGGTGACCCTAAGTCAGACAACCCCTCTACTCAGTTAGATGAGAAGGGTAAGCCTTACGAGAAAGCTATACGTGCAGAACTACCAATGACAATAAAGAAGCTAACTGCTTTAGGTCGTACAGCACAAGGTGGTTTCTCTATGAGGCAGGGTATACTAGCTCAAGCTATCATAAGTAATGATGGCTCTGTGTTTTCTAAGCTTATGTCTGGACCTATGTATAAGGCTCTTCAGAGAGAGGCAGGATCTCAAGTACCTTATGTTTCATTAATATATGATGCATTCATTGGAGACTTGGGTTCTTTCATACCACTCCTTAAGCTATCTAATCAGACTTGGGTTAATGTTAACCTTAAGTACGATCTTATCAAGTCTCTTGCTGATGGTGCTGCTGAATCACATGCGCGTGGTAAGGCTAGGATCAATGCTCTTGCTGCGAAAGACCCAGAAGGTCTTGTTGAAGATAGAGAACATGCTGAGTATGTTGTTGGCCTAGCGGCAGAGCTTGTTAAGGAAGAGAAAGGTGGTCTCGTATACTACAGAAGTTCTGACTCAAAGAGTTTAGCTACTCTTAATAAGTTACTCACTGACCTTGATGCTCTGTTTGATAATAGAACTCAGAACACATCGTTAAGTTCTTCTAAACTTAGGTCTTTAAATGACAGGAGTCACATGCTAACTAACAGAGAACTCGCTGATCTTTTTCAGAAGTTTACACCACGAACTATGGGTAAGATTGCACGTATCAGGGCGATTGGTAATGAAGCTAAGAAAGGACGAACCACTATCCTTAACACCTTAGGTTCTAAACCAATCATCCATGAGTTTGCAGTTGATGGTCTTAAAGAGTTTAACTTTAACTGATAACAATAAATAATAATAAAAAAGCCCTCAAGGTTCCGTTAAGGAACCCAAAGGGCATTACCCTCAGGTATACATTACGTATACTTGGGGGTTATTTTATTTATATTAGTTTGACATAGCATTAGCTACGGTAAGTCGACCAGCTTTCCTACCTGATTCAGCATAAGCTTTAGCTTCCTCATCAGATAGTCCCTCTGACAGAGCACCTGCGTAGTTATCATCCCAAACTTTACTAAGGATTGCTTCGTTTATTTCGGGTGTGTAAGCAAGGGTTGGGTCAAGATTGTACATCTCAACGTACTCCATGTCGTCAATGCCCGGAACTATATTGTAAGACTTCTTTTCATTATTCATCTTTTACAAATACTCCATCAACCATACGACCAGTGCGCACAGATATTTTATTATAGGCTTCGTCTAAGCATTCTGCTAAGCCTAACCCCCACAGGTTTGATTGAATTACAAGAGTCACAAGGACATCGCCCATCTCATCTCGTATTTTATTTATATCTCCAGAAGAGATGGCATCAATCATTTCAACCGACTCTTCTTCAAACTTACTTAATTGTTTTTGGATACGCACATGCTTCTCAGCATCTGTGTTAAGGTTACCAAGGATACCCTTGATGTGACCCCAATCAATAACTTTAAGTTCAATCTCCTCAAATATCTTATACATCATCCTCATCCTCTGAGATAGCTTGCTCTGCAATAGAGAGGAAAACAAAGTTTGCTGTTGACTGCAATACACCTAGCATTGCTACATTGGTTATCTTACCATTGTACTTAGATACAAGGTCACCCACTTCATTTAACATATCGTTTTCAGCTACATACTTATCTGGGAATTGTGTTACGTTACTCATATATTTATCCTTTAACAAAAGAAGTAATCAGAAGATATGATCTCAGATATATCTAAGGATCCTAACTCTGGTTGTTTAAGTTCATAACCCTCTCGGGTCTCTAACAACATCTGCTCTATGGCAGTAAAGAAGTTAGTGCTATTGTACATCATGGCAAACTGCCACTTGGTGTGGTCAATTAATTTATTCACATCACATGCATGAGTTGAAAAGGAATCATGTATAGCTCCGAAGTCTCCAGAGAAACTCTGAATAACTTTAGCCATGTGTGCTGCATCCATTGAGTGAATAAAGTTAGGTGAGCATCCAGACGCAAACGATCTCCTACACGGCAACAAGTCACCATTGGAAGTGATGTAAGGTATCTTGATGCTGTGACCTATTTGACCAAGGCCACGTATGGTACTGCGTACAGTTATATTCTTCTGACGCCACACTTCGTACAACACTGGGAATCCTGAGGGAGTTGTCCAACGTGTACATGTCTCACCTGTTGATAAGATATGATCAGTCATCTTCTGTATAAACTTCATGGTCTTTAAGGGACCTACGCAGGTGTCGTTGATTGCAAGTATAAGTTGTTTTGACAGAGGGGTACAGTCATCTTCTGTGATATTGTACTTCTTATCATAACCTTCAACCTTACAGTCGTAGTACATGTTTGCTGCAATCTTTTTCTGACCAGCAGAGTAAGCCCTAGTCATAGAGCCACGCTTTGCTATGCCTTTCCTTATAGCCTTCATTGGTATGTTACGTTCTGCAAACCACTCAGGCATCCTGTCTATCAATCGCTTAGCTACTTGTACATAAAAGTCTTTTTGTATCTCACTTGGTACTAAGGATACTAGCTCACCAGCTTCCTTGTCCTTGGATATAGCCGCTAGGTGTTGCCACCCATTGTTACTACCATCAACCGGGATAGGTGTACGACTCATGTGTACTTTATTGTTTAGCACAGAATGATTATATCCAGCTACATCTAAGCAACAAGCAAGAAAGCTAACTGGTTTTTCTGCCTCTGTCCTGAAGCTTTGTCCATCCGCTAAGAGGTTTATCCAAGTCAGGTTGTTTAACGTCCACAACTCCCTGTCCTTTAGCGTCATCTTGTCTACTGATATTGTGGATAATCCTTCGTCTTGAAGATAGGTTCTGTAATCCGCTGTTATCCATTCTGGTAGTTCCTCTAATTCATATGATTGATTGTAAGAACAAGCTGTGTGTATGCACAGCCACCTGTAACCTTCAGTATCCATAGCTTTTGCATAGGCAAACTCAAACAATCCCTTGGATACATCAGACCCTTGGAAGTTTAAGAATGGTTCAGTGTAGTAAACACGCCCACGATAATCACACTCGACCATTTGATAGAAGTCACGTAGACCTATGGCATGTACCTTAGATATAACAAACTTCATCTCTATAGCTTTTGACTTAGCTTTTATAGACTGATCTTCAAGATCTATGAACAGACCTAGGTTAGTCTCTAAGGCTTTAGCCACTGTACTGTTAAGCCTCCACGGTGTTTGTTGCAGCTTGTTAAGGGCAGTAATAAAAGGTGCTCCTATAAGCTGCTTAAAGTCCTCCTCTGAACTCATACGTTTTATGTAAGGCCTCTTGGTAAACTCATTACGCAAGGACATAATGTCTTTTGGTGGTGTAAAGGACGTACCTATAAGTGTACTCTTTATGTACTCAGGGGGTAGGTCTCCAAGCTCTGCCCATGTACTTAGCAACTTGATAATGTAAGGTGCTCGGAACCCTTTGTACTCCCTTTCGATATGTATATAACCTAGTTGTAGAAAAGCTTCTAGGTATAAGTCACCCACTGCTAAAATCTCTTGATGGTTAGTGTTGAGTACCCCTAAAGAAGATAGCACCTGTAAGCCTATCACAGACGATGTGACGGTTAGTTTGAAGGGGTTAGCCGATGACCTTCTGGACTTTTGATAAGCTGCCACAGCACCTGCTACGGCCCTTACAGTTAGCTTCTCGTAGGTATATCCGTAGGGTATCATTGAAGAGATTAATCTGGCCCCTTCTGGGGGCCTCCCACGGAAGGTATTACCCTCACATCTTTCTTTTATGTATGATGTTATACGTTCTACACCAGCAGTAGACTTCTCTTGATCACCCAGTGTACTCGAGGAAGTCCTCTTGTCCTTTGAGTCTGTTAGTTCTGGTATCATAGTATGCTGATCCGCAGTCTCCAGTTCGTCCTGTGAATCGTGACTTAAGTACTCGGAGTTTAATTGTGTTTCTTTCATCTTCATCTTCTGCCACTAAGTTACGAGAGAATGTAATTATATCAAAGCTAATCTGTTTAATCGAACCTGAACCCTTGATATCATCAATAGATGACAGGTGTCCTTCTTCAAAAGATTTACCTTGTGATTTCCTGAGGTGACTGATAAGACCTAGCCATACGTTATGTTTCTTGACTATCTTAAGTAGGTCAGACATGACGGAGTCTATAGCTTCGTTACCTGTCTTTCCGTCAGCTCCTTCAGAAACTGCAATGGTGATATGATCAAGGATGATATACTGGCACCCAAGCAAGCATAGGTTTTCAATTTGATCAATGAGACTAGAATCAGACACAGCTCCGTTGTGGTCGAGCAGGATGAGCCTTTCATTACCAAATACTCTTTCAAATGCAGCACGTTCTTGCTCAACAGTTGGGTCTGAAGGTGTAAACATCTTGATAAACTTCTCCGCAGAATCTCCAATGCTTTCTTCAAGAGATACAAGGCCAATGCTTTCATCTGTATTATCCTCCAGTTCTAGTATAATTTCTTTAATCATTGTTGATTTACCTGACCCTGTGCCAGATGTGAACAATACAATCTCACCCTTACGCATACCATCTAGCTTTGCATTAAGACCTTCAAGACACTTAGGGTACGGCACAGACTCCACAGATTTACGTTCTACGTATGCTTCCCAGATAGCTTCACCACGTACAATAGCTGCTGGTGTGTAGCTTCGTGCACTGAACACAGCACTTATAATCTCAGTTGGGTTAGCCACCAGTGCATCACATGGGTCATTGGCAGACAGAGATGCGACCTTAGTCTTATCCCAACCAATTATTTTAGCTGCTTCTGCTACTGCTTTATCTCCAGCATCATCTTGATCAAACATTAAGATGACTTCCTTAAATGATCGTAACCAATCTCGGTTAGCCACAAGTATCTTCATGTTAGATGAGGATGGTAGAGAAACTACTGGGTATGTCTTCTTGTATTTAGTGAGCATAGCTTGCTGAACTGCAATAGCATCTAGCTCACCCTCAGTTATGATCACCTTGAAACCACCGGGCTGGAACTTAGACTGACCAAACAGTTCAAGCTTAGCATTCTTTAGGTCACCTACAACACGGAACTCCTTAGGGAGTGTGCGCTTCTTGTACGCAACTATCTTACCCTTCACTGTGTATGGGTAGTAGTGTGCATTTATTGTACCATTAGAGTCATAAGATACTTTCATATCGTACTCGTCACATGCAGTCTTAGTTAGACCACGCTCACGTACACCTGCACTGTCATAGTTTTGTATATCTTGAAGTGAATCGCCACTCATATCGTACTCTCGTTGTTTAGTTGGGTTAAACTTTGACACTATTGTGTCATCATATTGATCTAAGAATGCTGGCTTGTTACATGCAAAGCATTTACCTCTACCATTAGACCACAGTGCTACTGCATCTGATGATCCGCAATGGTTACATGGGTAGTGTTTAGTGAATGAGTCACTCATCAGTTCCACCTACTTTCTTTTAAGGATTTAGTATCAGTACGTCTGGTACTTGCTTTGGACTTAGCATCAAGTCTCTGTTGTTTCTTCTCCTTTGGCTTCAATAAGTAATCTTCCGCTTCTGTAGATTTCGTCAAGTCTTGTTTTTGTTTCATCTGATATTGCTTCTTTTGGAATAAATTTAATTGCACCTATCTGTCTGTTTAAATACAGAGGTACACCTAACAGGCATTTCTCTGTGAGAACATCTAAGTACCATTGGACTTTACACTCTGCTGCTGACAAGCCACCTCTTGTTTCAAACAATTGAATGATCTCGTAAGACAATTCAGAACCATTTACTTTTAGTTCATTGATATGTTTGGAGGAGCTTGTGTACGACTTCCAGTTAGACTCTTTGTCTCTCTTGGTTTTCTTATATGAATGGAACTGTTTCTTACCTACGTATCTTATAGGGTTACCGTCAGGTACAGATACAGTTATAAGATATATGAAACCAAAGTAATCGTCAACCTCAAAGGATTCTCCATTATAAGACCAGTGTCCAAGGCTCATGACTTAGTATCCCTTTCTACCAGTTTAATAAACTCATCTAAATCACCTTTGTAACTATCATCCTCACGCATACCAGATGCTTTCAGTAGGTCACACATGTCTTCAGATATAGGTTGCATATGTAGGCAGAAACCCCACTCAGCTGGCATAGTGTCTCCTTCACAATCCTCGTACCAAGAGTCAACACCATACTTGTAGTAGTGTAACCAAGACTTCTCATGCACTGTGATTATCTTTATCTTGTGCATCTCTATCGAATCACCTACTTTCTTCCAACTAGCTCTACTCATCTGCAAAGACCTCTTCAATAGTTAACCTACGAAACCCATCCCAATTCCTGCGCATGTACAGTAAGTTAAAGCAGGTCTCAAGCTTAGGTTTCCAATCACGTGGATTGTGGTCACGCCATGCGTTAGCTACAGTCTCAAGCATATCTTTAGTAGCGACACCCTGTAAGATCTTCTCGGCTTTCTTAGGGCCTATGCCCTTAAGTCCATGAATGTTATCTGTACTGTCACCTGTTAGCATTTGTATACACATTTTATAATGACCTTGGTCAGCGTCAATAAAGTATTGTGTCTTCTTGTTGAAGTTGTAATGCCAACCGGGGACCATGTCAATGTCCTTGTCGATATGTGCTATAACGTAATGCTCACCAGCTTCATAAGCCTCTTGCGCCCAGATAGATACTATATCATCTGCCTCACAGTTGTCAGACTTAAAGCATCCAGTTTCCCAAGCGTACTCTGTAACTGCGTTACGTCTTTCGACTACCTTAGGATCTATCTCTGTCTTACTTCGGTTACCTTTGTAGTCTTCAGAGATACCGTACCTGAAGTTACCCTTACCTTTTACAGCAACATAACCTTTGATACTACCTGTGTCACGCATGACTGCATCAAGTGCTTTGTCAAAGTAACTCTTTGCTTGTGTGATTGAATCTGTTGTAACTGCTATACGGAATATGATTGAGTCAGCGTCTATAAAACACTTGTCGAACTCCATCTCTTCTGTCATACAGCTTTTGTTAAACATTTCGTATACTGCATCGTTATTATTGAACATACTTATTACTCTTTAGTAAATTGTCAGATGCTTTTAGGATCTGTAAGTTATACTCTACATGAAACCCCGATACATTTTTACCTTGTAAGGGGATTATGTGGTCTACATGGTAAGCTCCAGGCCCATGAATATTGTTGAGCCTTGCCGCTTCTTTGTAGATTTCTTTTATAGCTTCTAAGTCAGCCCAGCTAGGCGTTCTTTGTATTTTATTTGAGTTCCTTAATTTGTTAGTGGCATTACAAGCACCTCTGTTTCTTCGTTTCCACATCTTATTAGCTAGTCTTGTAGTCACTCGGTATGATTGGTCATTATTTCTTCGAGCTAAGGTACGCATTACATTACATTGTCTACATATATAATTGTATTTAATGGACATATTTTCAGTCCAATTAAAACCAACAACTAATGTTTCACTACAATCTTTGCAGGTTCTTTTTCTATTAATGGATTTCTGCATAATTAATACCGATCTTCCCATCTCCATCCATACAGGTAACACCTACAGACTTAGGTCCCTCACGGAATCCAGCTACAGATATATCTAATACAGTTTTAGAATGTTTAGTAGGCGTAACCCATGCAGTCTCGTCATGATAGAACAAGATAGGGTATGTACCTTCGATACCTAACTCTTTAATCTTCTTGTACTGGTACACTAATGCAGACTTGCATGTGATACCTTCTAGTGTTTGAAGTAAGTAGTTGAGTAGTTGGTGTTCTGAGCTTACAACAACTCGCCTACCATCAGCGCCTATGATAAAGCCAATCCCGGTCTTCATCTTGTTGTGATTATACTCAGATATTAAGGAGTCCTTTAGGTCTTTAAGCTTAGGGAACGCTGCTTTGAACTTAGCATCTGCTTCCTTACCAGCCTTGGGTGATTTAAGTCCAGTGATAACTTCACCAAGCTTAGCAACACCTGCACCAAATAAGTAAGCATATATAAAGCTCTTAGCTTTTGTCCTTGAGATGCCAAGTATAGCAGCATTTCGTGAGTGAGCATCAGTACCGTCAGATTCTTTACCCACAACTACAGATGCTGTGAAGTCATCATCACCCATGTAGTGTGCTAGACCTCTGAACTGATTACCAGCAGAGTCAGCACCCACTAACCTATGACCACGCTCACATGTAAGTAAAGCTCTTAGGTCTTTACCGTACTGTGAGTGTACTCCGGGTATGTTAACGATGCCACGATGACGACAACGAAATGAAGGTGTACCTATGGTAAACATATCACCATGCAGTCTACCATCACCCCACTTAGCTACCATCTCTATCCAGTTATCAACCATAGATAACCTTTGACGTAGCATGTAGTAGTCACTGATCATACTGCCAACGATACCTAGGGGTTCTAGGGAGCTGTCTGTTAGCTTTGGTGACATCTTTATCCACTTACCTGCTACCTTCTTAAAGGTCCAATCATCAGGCTTCCAACCAATGTCAGAGAGGTACTTCTTTACCTCTGCAAGCTGACCTAGTCGTACTTCACTGAACTCTATACGAGAGAAAGGTCCTGTGATAAAACTATCAGAAGCCTTAGTGTTTACATCTAAATCATACCAATCGGTTATGAGTTTGTAGTAGTCACCATTCTTCTTAACAATCTTATCTACTTCCTTACTACCCTTGAGCATACATACACTACCTAGCTGTGGCTCAAGCTCATCCTCAATGGCATGTAATTTCCATGTAAGATTTTCCTTAAGTTCTTTAGCTTTAGGCATATTAAACAACCAACCTTTAGCTGTGATCTCAGCATTAACTATTGCGAAATCATGCTCTAGGTTCAAGGCTTGCTTAAACTGTGGACGTGCTTTGATTTGTATTGACGCTTCTCTTGATAGTCTTTCGTATACTTTAGTGTTTAATGTAACGTCTTGTATACAATAGGTTAGCATCTCTTGGTTGTAGTTAGTCCAATCATTGTAGTCTCCTTTTGGATACTTGAAGAACTCACCCCAACCTGCAAGGCCATGCCTGTGTGTGCGTTGGAACATACATAGCTGTGACATTAGCAGTGTATCCCATACAGTCTGAGAGGGCCTAGGTTCCCATCCTAGGAGTCTTTTAAGAACTGGTAGGTCATATCCAATTATGTTGTGACCTGCTATTAGGTCAGCTTCTGAGAGCTTCTGGAGACCTTCTTCTAGTGAAGGAAGGTTGTCATCGTAATCTGAGTAAGAGAAGATGTCTTTTGTGGTGATATCTTGCATTACAAGACACCATATCTTGTTTACTTCAGGGATAAGTCCGTTAGTTTCTAGATCCCAAATTAGTTTAGTAGTCATAGTCAGTCCTCCCAGACTGTTAAGCAGTTTACAGTGACCTTGCTTAGGTCAATTAGTTATTCTACCAGCCCCAAGAGGAGCCAGACATTCCATCTGCGCTGTAGTCAGTGACACGACCTTCAAAGAAGTTCTTGAAACTGTCTCCATTAAGCACCCAATCTAACCAAGGTAATGGATTCTCTTGGATATCCCAGTTAGGTTTGAGTCCTAAGTTAGTTAGTCTTCGATCTGCGATATATCGGATATAACACTTGACTTCTTCTGACGTAAGGCCCTCCATAGGTCCCATTTCAAACGCAAGGTCAATAACTTTGTCTTCAAGGTGGACAGCAGTCCTGTACATTTCGTAAATAGATAGTTTAAACTCATCATTAACAACCTCCGGGTTCTCATGTGTAAATGTTCGGAACAATTCAGTCATACCTGCGACATGCATTGTCTCATCACGAATAGACCACTCAACAATCTCGCACATTCCTTTGAGCTTACCATACCTTTGGAAGTTTAACAGCATTACAAATGCAGAAAACAGTGACATACCTTCGTTACACACAGTTTGTGCCAGTGCTTTAGCTAAACCTTGCTTAGTATCTGGGTCAAATGTTTGCATAAATTCAAGTTTGTCTGCCATAGCTTCGTATTCTAGGAATGCTGTGTACTCTGCCTCAGGAAAACCTAAGGTGTCATTGAGTAACGCATAAGATCTCATGTGAATTGTCTCTCTTTGTGCAAAAGATAGCATCATCATACGTGCTTCATTGTTTTTAATACGGGGTAGGAACACATCTACGTAACTACCACCTACTATCACATCAGATTGTGTGAATAATCGCAGGATTTGGGTGATAAAGTTCTTCTCTGACACAGAAATCTTACCAGATTTCCACTGTACTACGTCCTCATTAAGATCACACTCCCATTCACCCCAATGTAATTTGTCATGTTCGATTGATTGTGTGACAAAACTGGTGTAGTTGAAGGGTTTAAAGGCTGGTGATGCAGTTAGTAAGCTCATTTATTAATTATCCTTGGCATGATAGGCACTCATCTTCTTCAACTGCGTAGTCTTTTAGTGCTACACGGGTAGGCTTGAAGCTTACTGTGTCAGCCTTAGCACCTGCACTTGTTCGAAGATAGTAAAGTCCCTTTAATTTCTTGTTAAATGCACGAATATGCACCTCGTTTACGTACGCTTTGTCGGTTCCAGCAGGAAAGAATAAATTTACAGACTGTCCTTGACAGATAAAGGGCTGTCGTGTTGCTGCATGGTCTATAACCCACCGCTGGTCAAGCTCGAAAGCTGTTTTAAATATTTGTTTAAACCATTCATCCATCCATTCTAAGTGTTGTACACTACCTTCATGTAGTATTATTGATTTCCACTGAGCTTCAATCCATTCAGGGCTGTCACTGTGGTCTTCAAGTACTTTTGATAGGTATGGATTCTTAACTAAGTGAGCGCCTACCCTTGTACGATGGGTAAATGCATTAGATTTAAGAGGTTCTATTGATGCTGAACAACCAGCAATGATTGATGAGTTGGCGTTAGGTGCTATTGCTAATAAGTGTGAGTTGCGTATTCCATCTACATCAGGACATGAACCACGTTCTTCTGCTAGGTGCACTGATGCTGCTCTTGCTTGTGCTTTTATATGAGTGAACATCTCAGTATTGTAGGCAGTAGCCATAGGGGTCTCCCAAGGTATCCCCACACGCTGTAATGCACTGTGGAAACCCATTGCCCCTAGTCCTAAAGAACGCTCTTGTGTAGCACTGTAGACAGCCTTACGTAGTTCTTTGGGAGCATGGAAACAAAAGAAACTTATTACATTATCTAGCATAGTTATGAGGTCAGACACCATAGTGGTCTCCTTCCAATCCTCGTAATACTCAAGGTTTACACTTGACAGGCAACAGACTGCTGTCCGATCTTCGTTTGTCGGTAGATGAATTTCATTACAAAGGTTTGAACCATTGATAGTAAGACCTTTCTCACGCATTTCTGGGGGTAAGTGCCTGTTAGCTTCATCAATAAAGTTAAGGTATGGCTCTCCAGTGCGGAATCGTGTCTCAATTAGACGTTCCCACAGTTCTCTTGCAGGTAATGTATCCCTAACTGTCTTATCATTAGGGTCTATTAAGTCCCACTGACCACCTGAGGTTACTGCATCCATAAACGCATCAGTAATGTTCACTGCGTTGTGTATATTGAACGCCTTTCGATTAGGGTCACCACCTGTTGGTACTCGTATGTTAATGAACTCAATAATATCTGGGTGTGTTATGTCCATGTAAGCAGCATAAGAACCTTTTCGTGTCTTACCTTGTCGGTAAGCAGTCATGTCACTATCGACAGTCTTTAAGAAGGGTATAGGAGAGGGAGCCACATCACTGACAGACCTAATGTCAGACCAATGACCGCCAACACCGCCACCCTTGACGGATAGCCACCGTAATTCCGTGCTGTGTCCAATAAGACCTTCAAGAGTATCAGGGACGTAAGATAAGAAACAACTAATAGGTAGACCACGTACTTTTTCTCCAAGTGCTGGTGCATTAGATAAGATAGGTGAGCTAAACATAAACCAACCTTTACTTGCATAGTCGTATATGCGTTGAGCTAATTCATAATCAGACTTACAGAATGCCATAGCTGCCCTTGCATAAGCGTCCTGTGGGTCTTCCCCATCACGACAATAGTAGTCCTTAAGGAGGGTGTATGCTTGCTCTGAAAGAAAACTGTTACGTTCGTAATCAACTGTTATTGTCATTTAGAAATTCCTTTACTTTTTCTTCATTCTTGAAACCAATAAGTCTCTTGCCTGTTTCAGTGTTTAGCAGTGTAGGCACACTCATTACTTTATTATCAGCAGCTATTTGATATTCTTCTTCTATGTTGCAAGACACATACTCAACCATTAGATTGTCCAGCAATGTTTTTAGTGCATAGCATGGTTGGCAACCTTTTGTGTAAAACTTGATAATCATTCATCACCTCTGTTGTTCATTGCTTCTTCTATTCTTGCTGCTGTTAAGGCATCTACTAGTTGAGCTAGTGTTATTATTTCTTCTTCACTTAACTCGTACTGAAGTAAGTGGGGTATCCCTCGCCTGTATGAGATTACTGTTGACCTTAGCCATTGTCCTGTGTCGAATACCATATTAATTTCCATTCATTGTGTAGTATCTGTCAAATGCTTTTGTTATTTCTCTGCAGAATACAGACCTTACAATGTCATCTGGGTTATTGAAATCTGTCACACCGATGTTCTCTGACACTTCAGGTAACGTTTTGTCGGTGTGCATGTTTATTAAGAGATTAAGACCTGATTTAGGCCCTAATCTCGCTTGGGGTATGTCACCACATATAACTACTTTTGAATCTTTACCTATTCTCTTGAGAAACATTTCTATTTCTTTTGGTGTTGTATGCTGTGCTTCGTCTAAGATAACAAAAGAGTTATCGAATGTTCTACCTTGCATGTATTCGAATGGAACTACTTGAATTGACCCTGACTGCATAGCTTTCTCATAAGTACCATTTAGGTGCTTACGTAGTACGTCAGTGTATGGGGTAATCCAAGGTGCCATTTTATCTAATTCTTCTCCGGGTAAGAAGCCTATAGATTTTGAATCAGATACATTAGGTCTGCATAAAACGATACGGCTATCTTTGTTGTCAATCATAAATTGAGCAGCACATGTAGATGCGATATATGTTTTACCTGACCCTGCGAAACCAGTTCCAACTGACACTACATTATCATCTATTGAGTTTATGTAGTGCGATTGGTTTTGAGATAACGCTTGCAAACCTAGCGAGTTACTAGGTACTTTCTTTTTCTTTTGAGGCTTCTTCAACTTCTGGTTCTCCCACTGTGAAATTAATACTAATTTGTAATCCATCTTCTACTGCTATTTCTACAGCTTCCGATACTTTTATGTACAGTTCGCTTTCTAAATCTATACGGTATTTGTTTTCTATCCAGTAAGCATACAGTGGGTTTAGTATGAAGAGTATTACTGAAGAAAACACTGCAAGTGCTGTTGATAGCCAAAGTATTTCAGTTACTATTGTAATCATTCTTTATTGTCTCTATCTAGGAACTCTATTTGCATTTGCAATACGTGTATAGCTTTTGTTATATCTTGACGATGTGTACCTTTATCGCGTGTTAGGTATTTACCTACTTTTGTATAGATTGATGCACGTACTCCCTCGTAACCGAAGTTAACAAAGGTAGCCTCAAGTGGTTGTATTCCTTGGTTTTTGTAATGATCACCACCTACTTGTGAGTTTGTTGCACTTCTTATACATAATTTATCAGTATCTCCGAAGTCATCGAACCAAGGTTCTTCTTTAGACGGTTCACCAATACTATAACCAACTTTAGATTTCATAATGTATTTTCCGAATTAGCTTGATACACTGCTTCTGCAAAACCTCTTGGAGTTGCGGATCGTATGTTCTTTGTTTTCATAGACTTACCTCCAAGTTTACTATGTTGCGTACTTGCTCCATAGTTTTCACAACTTACTGGATCTTTTGCTGGCATTTTGAATTTACCACCTGTCCACAGACATGTTCTTTTAGAGTATGCATCTCTTGGTGCAATGTATTCTGGATACAGTGGGTGGATTTCTTCATTCTTTTTGATGTAACCACCGTATTCATAGGGGTGGAAACGATAGTCTGGCTTACGCCATTTTGTTGACAAGACTGATACTGGGTTTTCTATATAGTATGGAACTTTTAGATCAGCGAATAATTCATCACACCACCTTGCATAACTTACTGCTTTTCTTTGGAACTGAGGATCTTTGAAGTATTTAGCTTTAAACCATGCAGCACCGCTTACAGCTAAGTCAGTGCACACAGGGAATGCCATTGCAAACACAATGTTACTATCTGCATCTCTAAACTTATGCCATAGAGACAGTAAGGAACTGTAGTCGTGTAGGTCTGCATTTAGGTAGTGTATAGAACCACCACCTTCATACTTATCTACTTGTGTACCATCATGTTGTATGTCATAACAATAGCATGTATGCCCTGTTTTAGCCCAAGGTATTGCAGCTACACCAGTGTAATCATAGAGGGAAAGAACTATGTTCATAGTCCTAATCCTCTAAGCTTTATTGCTTTATCAATTCTATACTGAAGGTCGTGATAACTTATCATGTTAGCAATACTTCCTACTGGTTTACCTATAGATTCACCACACGCTTTGTATGTGACTCCATTGGCTCTAAGTTGAACGATTGTTTCTAACTCTTCTTCACTGTATTTATCAGACCTGTACCCTTCTGACTTACGCAGGTGTTCACCTATCTTAGGTTTGAAAACGATTCCCATGTGCATATTCTTCTCCTTCCATTTCTGATTCAGATAGATTCCTGTCGTGTTCGTTCACACATTCATCATAGGATTCCCATTCTTCAAGTTTCTTTTCCATTAGAATCTCTAAGAACTCGCTATCTCTTTGGATTGATCTGAAGTATTCTTCATTAACTGCGATCATTTTAGGTTTTAGTACGGGATCACTCCAACGATTTGCAGAGTAGTCTTTTATTAAAAACTGACATGCTTCGTCACTTAAAAAGTTAGGGGTCATTTAGTTCACCATAAAGCTTCTGAGCTATTTTTGATTAATAAGATTAATACTGTTATAAAAACTAGTGTGTACGTAGCTCCTTTAAGGAACTCTTTTAAGTTTTCTTTCATCTTTCTTTTCCTTATCAGGCTTAGAGAATATTTTGTCGTAATTATCTCTGAACTTCTTAGTATTACTTTTAGATACTAGCGCATCACCAGTTATGTTGTTGTAGCTAGTCATTAACAACCTCACCCTCTATATCTTTTAGTGGTTTTAGGTTAGGTTCATTTATGATTGCTAGTTGTTGTGCTAGTTCTTCATCAGTAAGGTCTTCTAAATTGATATTAGTGTTTATGTTCTCACTACGTTGAAGTTTAGGCTGTTGGTATTCAGCTATAGTTGCAGCAAGCTTAGATGCTTCTGCAGGATCACCGTCTTGTATAGCCCTTAGCATCATTATTTGCATAACTGTTAGACCTGTTGGCATGTCTGCAATTACACCATCTGATAAATACTTTAAGATTTCAACAGTTTCTTTCATTTTCTCACGGGCTTCTTTGTTAGATTTCCGCTTTTCTATACTCTTACCCTGCATCATTTTCATGTGTTCCTTATCCCATCTAGGTTTAAGGTTTGCAAGTGAAGATTCTGTTATTGCAATCTTAGGCTTTTTTGTTAGGTTTTCAGGCTTTACAACGCCATCCACGTACTTAACGTGATCTTTCATGTAGGTTACTCCGTAGTTATTATAAGTTCTATAAGGTACTTAAAAGATCTAGAGAGTAACCTAGACGTCAATGCTTTATCGGTAGAATATATGATCATCAATTGTAAAAACTGTAGTCATATGATCTGCCCAATATGGCGTATCAATCCACGTAGCATGGTAGTGTGTCGCACCATCTGAGATATCAGTTACCGACCCATAAAAGATAGCATGTGCAAGCAGTGACGCTTCTAGCATAGCTTTGTCGTTTTTAGGTATGTCTGATAATCCATCACAAAACCATGAATATTGGCAACGATGTCGTATTGGATAGTCGGTATTCCATTCATGATACCTAGCTTGTTTGACCACTCCACACACAGTTGATGGGTATCGTTTGTCTTTTACACGATTTAACGTGCTAAAACCTACGGCTATTTGACCTACTATTGGTTGATCTCTTGCTTCGTGGTATATATTTAGTGCTAAGCACATTATTGCTGCTTCTATCATTTTATTACCCTTGTATTCTGATTACTTTAAGCATCTTTGCCCCATGACCGGGGTATGCAACTACTTTTACTGTCTTATCCCAACATGCTCTACAATCTTTACATTGACCTTCTCTTGTATATGCACCACATTCAAAGGCTTCTTTAGGTGGTTTAACACTCCATATAGTTGAAGTGGTTTCACCTTCTATGATACCACCATTGATAGAATCAGAGGATAGACGTACTACTGCGTTAGGCATAGCAGCTATCTCATTTAATATCTTGGCGAATTTAGGGAACTTGTGTTGTCTTGTTGGGAACCAATGTTTAGTTGTTGGTGTCCCTTCTATAACTTGTTTAATCTTTCTTGCTAGACGTACGTCATAACAGTCTCCACTGTCGAACCATCTAAACAGTTCATCATTTAGTATTGATGCAATCATATCTGCAACCCAATCTTTTCTTTTCCAATCTTCTTTGTTATGTGCTCTTGGTGCTTTAACATTAGGCATGTTATACATACCAGTTGTTGCGTAACAACCTTTACACGCATCTACAAGTTCTATAATTCCTTTGACTACTTCTTTAATACTTCCGGGGCATGTCTTCAAGGCTTCCAACGACCATGATTTACATTTACGTGGCATCTTGCTTGTTTTAGATAGTTTAATCATTTTACTTCCTGTCGATCATATTTAGAATGAAAGATATGAACATTAATGTGGGTATTAACATAACCATCTGAGTTTCTTGCCTCAACGGTTCCTTTAGATACTTTAGGTACATTCCTTTGTCACTTGACATATAAAATAGTGAGAGGCTTGCTAGGCCTCTCTTGTTTCTATTTAGAAGTCGTCGTGTGTTGCTACTGCGTCATCTGCTTCAATGTCAAAATCTACTGATCCTGTGTACTCAATTAGATTAGTGATTTGGATTGCACTAAGGCTTGTTGAGATACCTTGACGACCAGCTACATCGTATTCATTACGATATACTTTGACGTTACCTGTACTACCGTTACCAATGTTTGTGTAAACTTCAATTGGTTGTTTCTTAGCATCTACAAGTGCTACTGGGAAGTTTGCTGACCCATCATGCTTTAAAGCTTTGCGTTTGATGTTTACAGCTACGTTACCATTATCTAGTGTACGAAGTTTACCCATCTCTGAGATTTCATCAGATCGATCTTCTGGTACTTCGATTTGAACTTCCCACTGCAATGTTCCGAAAGGAGATACTGGCTTTGATGGGTCAACTTTTAGATAGTTGAGTGTTACGTTACGTAAGATGCTTGTTCCTAAGTTTGTGTCTGACATTTGTATATCCTTTGGATTATAGTGATAGTGATGATTGTGCTTCTAAGTCGCCTTTATACAGAGGCGTATCTGTTAGTGTGTCATGCATACCTTCGATCTCATTGACAATAGTATAAGTCGATGCACGACCTTTCATGTTGTTATAATCTGAAGGGATGGCGACTACATCTTTTGGGTTAATACGAACAGCCATTAGATGGCCTTCACTTGGTACAAACCCACGTGCATACTCATATCCTGCAAAGTGCAGACCTGCAGAGCATGTACGATTCTTATCTTCGTCCACTAGATTACGTGGCATGGTCGGTTGTGCACCTACGCTGTTATCCATAGTGCCTGTGTAGCAATCACGATAGTCATAGTTGACTGCTTTGTATGCAACAAAGTATCCATCATCTGTGATTGGTAGCTTAGACAGTTCTAGGAAGCCGTATAACTCCTGTACTGCACGATATGATGGGTTAGCTAGTAAGTTGCGGAAGAACCTTTCCAGTGGCTTTACAGAGTTGTAGCTAGCTGTTAGGTCGAAGATACGCGAAGCCATGTTGTCAGGGATTCGGTAGTCGTCTAAGTACAAGCAGTCACCCACTAACTCAAAGTCAGTATTAGTGATTGCTTTCTTAGCTGTACGCCTGTTGTCAATTAAGTCTAGGGCTTCATTGTAGTTTCCCATTGACACTAGATCTTTTATATCTTCAAACAGAGCATGGGAGTCTGTTACTGTGACAGGTTTTAGATTGTCAAAGAGCGTTACTGAATGATCTGTGATTATATTCATTTGAAATTACCTTCGATTAGATTAAGTGCCTGACGTAATGCTTCCTTACCTCCATCATTCCACCTGTTATGGTAGAACGTTGACATGATAATTAGAGACCACTTATCAGACGTTTCATTTGCGTACCTAACTATGTACGCTGGTGGCCTAGCTTCAGACCTGTACTCGGGGATTCCTAAGTTTAGGATTTGATATTCCTCTTCACGTGACAGACGAGAGTTGTTGAACTCCACTTGTACTTCCCTACAAACTTTAATAAGCTTTGCTAGCTTTTTCTTAGGGTTTAGTTCAACTTTCTCTATGTTTTCGTCAAACAATGGTCCGCAGTTTGCATGCACTGTTAGGATTCTCAAGGTTTCTTCGGCATCTTTTGCTCTTTTTAGTCTTGCAGTTAATGCTTTTACTACGGCACTTTCTAGTTTATGGATTGAAGTCCACTTACCTGAACGAGATGCTGCAGCTTGAGCATGACTTCTTAGAGCATACACTTCTTTGTTAAGTAAAAGCCTAACACAGGATATGTATGATTCCCGTTTACCCAGAGTCCAGTTGGACATTGTTACGAAACAACCTTCTTCTGGAAGTTCTTTTACTGAATCTTTAAGCACAACACCTCTGTTATTCGTTAAGAATACCTGATCAGGTTTGTCATACGTTTTACTTTTTGTTGTGTTTTTAATTACAACGGGCATTGACAGAATTGTTGATAACTTTACAGGTTTGAAACCTAGTTGAGTTAACTCTGCATGTACCTCACTTACAGCTTTTGAGAACAGTTTTGTTTTTCTTTCATTAGGAAAGATAACTACACAATTAGTCTCCAGTACGCTTTTATTACTATTTATTACTTTGTTAGCTCTTGGTGATAAATCGTTTAAGTACAGAGTAGATTGATCTTTATCATGATTATAGTTCTTCATCATGTTTATAAGTGACCCTACTGAACAACCATTGTGGTTATTCCTGAGGCTTTTGTAATGTCTAACGTTTTTCTTTGCATTAAACGTTTTTAGATCCTGATCAAGTAGTTCTGTGAGCGTTTCACCTGAAGACGTAAGTCCTTTGTATTTGTAATTGGACGTATTGAAATGCCCATTACTTAGCCATTCGTCTATCCTGCTATTTAGTATTGCATTTAGTTGAACATGATTATCTGCATGTTCTACTCTATATTCGAAATCTATTATGTAGTCTCCAGATATTTCTGCAATCTTATCAGAAATGAATGCAATGGTTTTAGCTGTCATTTCTAACGACTCTCTTGATGGTGGTATATCCACTTGACCAAGCTCTGCTACAAGAGTTATGTCTAGTCGGTAAAGAGAGTTCTTTAAACCTTCTGGAAGTGAGCGTATAGGTGAGGTATATGGTATACCGCCCATTACTACTGTAATCTCAGAAGAATAGTGTCCAGACTTTACATCATACCCCATGTGTAACTCAGGTATTTCAGGCCATACGAAGTCATCATAGTTATGTATGATTGGTTTGAAAGTGAAGTATCCTAGTTGTTCTCCACATTCTCTGCGGAAAGAAGATACATTACCATCTGAACCAATATCAACACTGATCTCAAGTCCATTAACTTCATCAGAAGCTTCTGAACCTACTAAGGACACTGTGGGCATACCTGAGTCTTTAAATGCAGTGTACACATAGACCATACCATTCCAGTAGTTACGTATTGTGTAACTGTCAGTGATAGCAAACGGAGTCTTTGAGCCTAATCCATAAGCGCCAATTGAGGTATCCTCATGGTCTTTGGTTGAGTGTCCTAGGTTTGTGTATACATCATAAAATTCATCGGGATCTATGCCAGTACCGAAGTCACGTATCTTGAACTCTGTCGAGATCCATGAGGGTAAGGTGATATGAAATGGTAACTCTGCTTTGCCAGCTGCAACATGTGCATCTCTTGCATTAGCAGACAGCTCACGAATGACTGCACCTTCTTTGTTTTGATACAGTTTATCGGTTAAGATGCTGAACATTTTAGCGTTCATTTGCATCTGGAATTGTTGGGTGTGCTGGACACCGATTACTTGTGCCGCATTACCATAGTTGGATAATTGCATTATTCTATTCCTATTGGTTTGATGTGCTAAAGGTACTTAAAAGATTATTCTTCTAAGTACCTGATTACTATAAGAGACCTTTACCTGACATGCTGATTTTGCTTTTATCTGCTGCTAGATATTGTAGGTCACCTGTTCGACCGATGTTGAACACAACCACTTCTGTGCTCATGATTCTTGGAATGTAAACTTCACATTTTACGTGGTTGTTCTTGAACTCTAGAACTTCTTTAACTTTGAAGTTCATAGTTTTCATTTGACCTACTACTGATTTGTAGGTAGCAG